ACGGATTCAAACGGCAGATCATTCCGAGTGGAGCGGCTTGAAAAGGGATTTAATCGCGATGAACTGCCGTATTTGATTTGTTCAAGGTCGGACGTATGAACATCAAGCGAATTGATCGCACTGTTCAAATGATGCGAGAACTGCAGAAGGAAACAGCAGACGCACTGGAAGCAGCGGCGTTGAAGTTGAAGGCCATTTCTCAGCAGTCAGTCAGCAGGCGATACGTGAGGCGGCCAGGAACGCGAACAACTACGGCGAAACAAGATGGCCAAACGCAAACCTAAAACGCTTCGATACCGAGCCGGGAAGCTGCTGTCAGCAACTTCCAAGGCAGGCCGCAAGCGGGTGAAGGCTGCGAAGAAAAACGTCGCAAAGAGAATCAAGATAGTCAGTAAGAGGGTAAAGAAGGGCAAGAAACAGGCGGCGAGGTTTCTCAAATCCAATTCGCTTTCCAAGGCCGTCACGAGACGAGCAAAGAAAGCAAATCGACAAGCAAAGAAAGCGTCGAAGGCATTAAAGCGAATTGGCAAGAGAAGGCTGAGAGAGGCCCGGAGACGACTGAAGAAATTACCAGGGCAAACACGCAAGGCAAAGCGATTTGCGAAGAAAACACTCAGGGCGGCATCGAAGAACACAACGCGGTTTTTCAAGGCTCGAAAGAAGGCTGCAAGGCTTCGAGAGCGTGAACGGAAGATTGAGGCGAGAGATCAGAAACGAGCGTTAAGAGCGGAGCAGCGAGCGAGGACACAACTTGATTTGACGGGAACAGCAGACATCAGTGGCGCTCGTGTCAGGACATCAAATGCGGATCCGGGGGCAAGCAGGCCTGGCGAGCCACCAAAAATGAGGACAGGCAAAGGTAGATCGTCAATCAAAGCTCAATTGAGGCTGAAAGGCAAGAAGCTGGAAAGCCGGGTGTATGTCGACAAGAAGATTGCTCCTTATATGGCAATGTGGGAGTTTCGAAACGACGGCAAAGGCAGGCCATTTTTGAAACCAGCGATTGAAGACAACAAAGAGGCGTTTGGAAAAGTCATTGGAACAGAACTGAAGCAGGCCAACAAAGGCGGCAAGAAGAAAGCGGTCGTTAAGTGAGCACTGGTCTTGATCAATGCCTAGTCGAGAGGTGGAAGGGGACAGCGGGCCTCGTGTCCATGATTCCTGCCGAGCGAGTCGGAACAGAGATCATTCAGACGAACGAAACGAAAGACGCCGACAAAGATCAGGACGGGCATTTTGACGACTGTGTTGTCCTGCAGGTTGCGACAGAACCGCACTGGAGAACGAACAGCGGGCGAGGTTGGAAGAGTCAGGTGAAAGTGTCGGTGTTGTCAATTGATTACGACAGAGGCAAATCAGTTGCTCAGCGATGCGAGACGCTTTGGGATAGTGGAACATTTACAGGTTCGGAGTCAGTCATTTCGTTTTGCCGTTCCAGTGGTATTTCATCTGAACAGGATGAGTCGACTGGAATTTGGGACAGTACAGTCAGTTTTGAAATTCAACACAATGGAGTTTGATAATGGCTGATTATTCAGTAACCGCTGCCAGCGTCGTAAAGACTGCGAACACAGCTATCTCCGAGGGCATTGCTGGAGGTTCGATCACGGCCGGAATGGCCGTTTACATCGACACAAGCGACAGCAGCAAGCTAAAGGCATGTGACGCTGATGCCTCCGCATCGAGCGTTGCAGCCGGAATCGCTCTGCATGGTGCGGCGAGCGGCCAGCCATTGAAGTATGCCACAAGCGGGAATCTGACATTCAATGCAGCGTTTGCAGCTGGAGATTGCGTCGTTGTATCAACGACCGCTGGCGGGATTGCTCCTTATGCAGATTTGGCCTCTGGTGACTTCGTGACGTTGCTAGGCATCGCAACATCCACGACGAATCTGAAAATTCAAATCAATGCCAGCGAAACTGCGAAGTAATTTCTGAGCTGCGTTTTTGCTTTCTCATTTGACTCAATAAGGACACAAGAAAATGGCAGCAGGAACTCCGCTGACTGGCAATACGATGACATTTAAAATCTCCGGAACAGCCGTTGACCATACCGCAAAATGGACGGTCAAAGGTACAGCGGCCAAAGGCCGGTACGCCAGCAACTCAACCTCCGGGGGCAGAAAAACGACTGTTGGCGTCAAAGACTGGTCAGGATCGGCCACGCTGTTCATTCATGCTGGGGCCACGATGGCAATGGTCATGGGTACTGAATACAGCGTGGTGTGTCACGGCACAGCATCAAGCGACACGATCACGGGCACAATCATTGTTACCGATGTCGGCGACATTACATTCGATGCGGACTCGGGCGAACCAGTCGCATGTGATTTCGCATTCGATTTCCAAGGCATTCCGACAGGGGCAGGAGCCTTCACTCTCGGGTCTTAATCAGGAGTAACCAGTGGCGGATGGGCTGTTCAATCTTTGCGGTAGACGTACCGCAGAACTCAGCAAAGACGGCAGAACGTATCGGCTTGAAATCCGGTCGCTCGCTGACTACGCAAAAAAAGAGGAAGCAATTCTTGCTCGCGTTGGCAATCCATACGCTGGCATTGAGTTGATTAAAGATCGCAACGTTCAGCAGATGGCAATGAAGATTGCGGCCGACACGATTGCGCGTCCGCTGATTGCTACGATGCTCGATGAGGATCGCTTTGATAGGTCGATGCGGGGCCTGTCGTGGTCGATATGGCGGGCAATGGGGCGCAATCATTCTGCAGAGTTTCCGCAGGATTTGCCAATCGAAGACGGCATTCAACTTGGGGCCAACTTCATCGACTGGTTTGGCGACATCAACGGCATCGTAGAAGCGATCCACAAGATAGAAGAAAAAACAGAAGTGGGAAACTCAAATGGCCTGACGGAAACGGCGGCGTCGGGCCAGTAACCAGACGGACGATTCCGTGGGCTACGGTGTTCCGCAATCTCGCCGAAAAGTACGGCTGGACGTTCGAGGAAATCGGACGTATGACGATGTATCAAGTGCTGGTTGCAGCCGGGGCGTGGTGCCCGGAAGATATTTTTGAAAAGAGGCCAGGCTGATGGCGATTACGGTTCAAGAAGCACAGGTTATCTTTTCTGCTGATGGGCTTTCGCAGGTCCAGACAAAGGCGGGAATGGCTGGCCGTGCACTTGATCGAACTACCACGGCGGCAGGCGGGCTGATCAGCAAGCTAAAAAGTGTCAGGCTAAATCTTGGTGGCATGGGGTCAACGCTTGCGGGGCTCGGCGTTGGAGCAGCGGCAGGCGGCATGATGAGCCTGGCGGCCGGAGCGGAACAAACAGCGATCGCCTTCGAGGTTCTTTTGGGATCCGCGGAGAAGTCGAAAGCTATGATCGAGGCAATGAGAGCCCTCGACATGAAAACGGTTTTCGGAATGCGGGAACTGTCAGAGTCAGCCAAGATGATGCTGAACTTTGGCGTGGCTGGCGAGGAAGTTGTTCCGATCCTTTCCATGATCACTGACATTGCAGCCGGAGACGCACAGAAGCTCGAAGGAATGACGAGAGCTTTCGGCCAAATGTCTGGGGCCGGGCGACTGATGGGGCAAGACCTCAATCAAATGATCAATGCCGGTTTCAGTCCGCTGCAGGAAATAAGCAATCGAACTGGCGAATCGATGGCCATGCTGAAAAAACGCATGGAGGACGGCCAAATATCTGTCGACGAAGTCAAGCAGGCATTTGTTGACGCCACCTCAGCAGGCGGCCGATTTGCTGGCATGAACGACCGAATGAGCCAAACGACTGCAGGGCAGTATGCAAAGCTCAAAAGCGAAGTCGAGATGCTGGCTATTGCGATGGGAACGACACTGCTGCCAGAAGCAAACAGGTTGCTGGAATGGGCTCGCAAGTTTTTTGACCAAACTGACGACATGCCCTCCACGTTTAGCAAAATGCAGACATCAGTTCGCGATTGGTTTACAGAAACGCAGGAGAAGTTCGAGGGCGTTGGGGTGATTGTCGGCGTTACTGCCGTCCATATTGCCGACAGGTTCAAAGATGCTTTCGACGATATCTTGAGTATTGCAAAAGCTGCTTTTGATTGGATTCAGGCAAACTCTGGCAAGATGGTTGACAATCTCGGAGCCAGAATGCGAGCGATGAAACAGATGATCATGGGGCAGGAGGTCACAGAGTTCGTTGTTCCGCTCGGTGAGTTTCAAATGCCGGAATTAAAGAGTGGGCGTGGCTCGTCGCTCATGGAAAAAATCGATGATGAACTGGCGGCAGCACGTAGGATCAAAACGGATCAATTAGTTGCTGAAAACGAAGCGAAAAAAAGCAAAGCGGGCAAGGATGAAACAAGTGTTGATCCAAACAAGCGAATACCAAAACAGTTTGCCACTCAAATGAAAGAGTTGGGCCAGTCGAAGACATTTTCGGCTGAGGGACTATTTGCCAGCCTTCGAGAATCAACACTTACAAAGCAGCTCGGCATTGCCCAGTCGTCTCTTAGTGTTCAGCAACAGCAGTTGAACGTTCAGCAACAGCAACTTGAGGTTGCGAAGAAGTTAGACTTGGGGCTTGCATAATGCCAATCACAGTCCCATTTGTTGAACACGAAGAAAGCCCGATTGAAACAGGAAATCGTGACGGTGATTTTCAGTTCACGCGAATTTTTGTAACCGCGTGGGATGATCGCTGGAACTTCGTAAACGGCATTTTCACCGGCGGGCCAATCGGGTTGCCGATGATTTACGGCCCAGGGTTTCCCGGAGTCTTCGCAGACACTTTCAGTATCGACAAGATTGCTCCAAATCCACGCAACGCAATCATCAGCGATCCGCAGGCGTCGCAGCTTTCACACAACGGTGAGGCAAAAATTACCATCGGATACAAGCCGATGGTTCCGACTGAAGACGGAACACTGATCAGCTACGAAATGCAAGAGCAGGGCGAGTTCGTCACTGTTCCAAGTCGCGGGCTGAAGTGGGCGTCTGACAACACAGCACTATCATCGGATGTGCAGGCGGCCTACGCCACGACGACCACGCGGCATGTGATTACATGGTCACAGGTGGTCAATCCTCCGTGGATGGTGCTTTCTCAGTGTATCAATCACGTCAACAGTGTTCCGTTTTTTGTGCCAGTTACAAAGCAACTCATGGCGGCCGGAACGTTGCTTTTCGCTGAAAAGTCGGCGTCAATCTCGCTCAACACTCTCGGCCGAACGACTTGGAAACTGACATTGACGTTTTTGGAAAAAGCACAAACCGCGTACAGCACTACAGGCGGGGCAGCGATCGGCGGCACAACAGTTTATGGGTGGAACTGGCAATGGCGTGAGGACATTGGAGATTTCGACAGGCCAGTGTCCGGAATCGGCAATGGATACACGTTTCAGGAAACAGACTTGCGGCGGATCTTCGTGTAATGCCAAGCAACTTTCAGCCACACATTCCAGAATTTCAGCGAGGCGAGAGACTGAGCGCCGCGCGATTGAATGAATTGGCTGACGCAATTGCTAGGATCATGTGGCAAAAACAAAAAGCTGAAAATTCAACCTATGGAGTCGAACAGCCGCCAAACCAACAGGCTATTTTGCTTGATAATCTTTTGGCAGCAGTAAACAAAAAAAGAGATCCGTCAACAGCACGAGCGCAGATCCTGTTAAGAAAGAACAACGGCGATCTGACGCAAACGTCACGTATCGTTACGGTGGTAAATCGTTTCGAAAACGTGAGCATTGACGCAGGAACGTACATTAAAATTGAATGGATTGACGGTGAATGGCAGCCATACGCAGCTGATTGTCCGGGCGGTTCGCTGTCGGAGAGTCTCTGATGCTGCTGGGATGCTGTCATTGCGGAGAGACGCCAAGCGAATCGACGCCAAGCGAATCAGCAAGCTCAAATCCGCCACCTCCGACCGTAACCGTTCCGAGCTGCACAGCGCCGCGTTGCTTTAATGACGTTGCGCCGCTGCGATACCTACTGAAGCTAATAGATCCGGGTGGTTCTTCTGCACCGTGTCAAAGTTTCTACATGGGTGACTTTGTTGTTTATCACACGGCAAATTCGTGTTTTTCGTATTTGGCCTCCGAACGGCCGAAGCAGCTTTCTGGCGCGACCTGTGTTGATAGCGGTTCTGGAAATAGGTTCACTCTGGAAATAAGCGGGGCGATCTTCGGCGGTAACACTCAGTTTTCCGTGCAGGCGATTTACAACAACGGCGGCGGAAACGCAGCGATTGCGAACTACTTTTTGAACGCCGGAGCCAGAGATATTAACTGCGTCAATTCGTTTACGCTTACAAAAACGACGACCGATTCGCTCGGATTCAAGTTTCCAACAACACTCCAGATCGTTCCGATATGACATGCGTCCATGAGTACAGCATCGGCGAAATTGATCTGCTCGGGTGTCGAAATACCGAGGCGGCGTTGAATGGTGTCGTGCCGTCTTCGTTCTGTCAGAATTGCCCGTGGCGACAAATTGAACCGACAATTCCGGCAGTCGGTTTTTTCGCTCAGACAGCTCAGCTACTGGTCCAGAAAGCCCGACGCGGAGAGATCGCAGTTGCAGCGAAGCCATGTGGCGGATGCAGCGAAACAAAACACAGGCAAGTGAACCAGCCGGTAACACAATTCGTTTGGCCATATTGGGCGGGCGGTGCTCAGGGCGATGAACTGCGATGGTCAATTCGATCTGTTGAAACATTTTTTCAGGGGCTGGCAAAAATCACCATTATCGGCGACAAGCCAGAATGGTATCACGGTCACGTCATCATCAAAAAAAGAGTTTCGCACAGACCACATAGAGCGTTTCGAGACATGCTGAGCAAAGTTTTCTACATCGCCACACATGCCGAAATCGACACCGAATGCGTCTGGATGATGGACGATATCTACTTTCTGAAGCCGTTTACGCTGGATGACATCAAAACACCTCGTGCGGAGCCGTGGCGACTAGACGAAGGCAACAGTTGGCAGAAACGTAAAACAGAATCGATGCAGGCTCTGGCGGCTCGCGGATTGCCGCAACACGATTACGCAACGCATATGCCGCACTGGTTGGAGAAAGAAAAGCTGCGGATTCTGTTCGACGATTTCAATTTGCACGAACACACAATGCTTTGGGAAGTGCTTTACGGGAACCTTTATCGTGATTCACCGCAACGCACACGGCCATTCTTTGCTCGATTTCAACATCAGGCGGACAAAGAAACATTTAGGCGACTAACGGCACGCGCCACGATCATCAACAACACCGAGCCCGCATGGTGCGACGGGCTGCACGACTTTCTTGCTGAGTTGCTTTCATCGCCCGCATCCGTTGAGGGCGAGCAAGCGGAATCGAAGCCGCAATACGTCATGAAAAAGAGAGTTGTCAGAACGGTTAAGCGGCGACCATTGGAAACGCATCGAGAGTACATTGAGAGACAGGGGCAATGATTCCTCACATCATGATCATTCAGTCGGCCTACACCGACCCCAGGCTTTCCGAGCGAAGGCTGGAAATATCTCGACACACATCAATTCCGTCACTTGCATATCAGACTGTGAAGCCGGTCATTCACATTGCGGTAAATCCTGACGATTCGTTTTTAGCTGAGCGACTTGACGCATTTCGGTCTACAGGCTGCGAGGTGAAACCACTCTACCGGCCCGGCTGGAAGCTTTACCGTGAGAACTGGGAACTCCCAGAAGGCCGAAAGATCGTCAGTCGCATGGATGACGATGACGTGATCTGTAAAGAGTATTGCGAGCTGACAAGAGCACAAGCTCCAGTGTCAGGCGAGTGGAATCTGATTTGGCCAAACGGTTACGTGTTTTGGCGTGAGACATGCTACCTGTTGCACCATCCAGGAATTCAGTTCGTCACACTCGTGACAGATCACGACAAAGACCCGCATCAGGAACAGCACTGGGGATACCACAAGCGATGGCAGACGAAAGTTGTTTCCAATGCTGTCGGATGGATCTGGGTTCGTCACGGTGATGCGGCATCGTCGACGCTGCCACGATATCGCAAGGTGAAGAAAAGCGGCATCGACGCAAAGCGGATTCCGATCAATCTGAGAGCAATCCTGCGGGCAATTGCAGACTCTGGATTGGCAAGCGGCAACTATACAGAACATCGCAATCCGGCTTTGCTGAAGCACGTCTTACAGCAGAACGAAAAGCACGCACCAACATCGCCAGCGGGGCCGCGTTTTTTAGTGGTCGTTCCAACGCATCGTTTAGCAGTGGCTCAGGCGACAATTGACGAACTGCAAATGTCGTTCACGTATTCGACAGAGTTCCACATTTTGAACGGCAAGCCATCGAAATGTCACGCATTGAACAAGGCTTTGGCGGAACTAGTTGATCCGGCGAAGCATGATATTTACGTGACAATCGATGATGACATTTTGCCCGGAGAAAACTGGCAGCACTTTATCGCATGTGCGTTTGACCGCATTCCGAAACTCGGAGCGTGCGGAGTCGATTACAGCGGTACAGAAGAGGGACGTGAGTTGATGGCAAACGCGATGAACGCACCAGTGCAACAAGTGCGAGACATTCAGTTCCGCGACGCAACTGGTTACATGAATCTCGCTGGCGGGTGCTTTGCAACTCGATCTTCACTTGCCAAGGAAATCGGTCCGTATCCGTATGCCGACGATGGCCGTCAATACCACGCAGACGAAGACGGATGGAGATCACATCAGGTAACGAGACGCGGCTGGCGTGTGGGGTATGTCACAAATCCGAACGAGCCCGTTAGGATGATTGCCCACGCAAAAACGGAGCAGTATGAGACGAAGAAGCAAAGCGATATTGAGGCGTGGAGATCGCAGCCAGTGTGGACCTGAGATCATAGTTACGGCAGCGGAGTCATGACCCGCACCAACACAGCCTGGGAAGACCCTTGACCGATCGGTTGAGGGTCGCTGTGTTTGCACACTAAACGCCACGACCGCAATTTGGACACCTCCATCCACCAATCTTGATTGCAGAAAGAAGCCAGATAATAAGCCACAGGCCAGCCGTTATCAGCGATAAAATCAAATGCAGAACGTGATTGGTGCCTGGGCGAGTAGCGAGAACGTTTCGTCGGCAATCTTTGCAATACTTTCGCCGTCGTTCTTCCGACATCACGCACACCCTCTTAGCACCCACATCAGCAGCAGAATCGGGCCTGCGACGAGGCAGGCTTTCAAATCACGGGCGATTTGGCGGGATGGGTCCATGTGAATAGCTTGCACGCTTGCCCTATGGGTGTCAACCGAAACGACAACGAGAATTCTCGCTGTCGTTTTTTTATTGGCTCAGTTGGCTCAATGTTTTCTGCGAGATTCATAGATTCTCGCTCTCGGTCGCTCGGAGATTTTGACGGAGTGGCAACACATCATGGATGGCTCTTTGGGATTCATTCGTGAGCAGAACCATGGCAGCAGTCCTGAGTGATTTTCATTTCACGTTCGATGCTGCGTGTGTTGCTCAAATGCCGTTGCGGGTGTTTGCGGAACCTGAGAGCAGAGTGATTGAGGACGCAAAGCCGGAAGTTGAAACGCTTCCGGTGTGGTCGCTTTGATATCGGAATGGAACATCCGCTGTTGATTTGAGTTTTTTTTGAATTTGCTGGGGTTGTGGCTGAAAACCGACTCCGCTGTTGATTTCATGAAAGGTGTCTTGAATGGCTGTAAAACATCACATTGCGAAGGCTGAATTGACCTTCCCGGAGATGCTCCAGCAGGCAGTGGAACACACCGTAATCGACTTCATCCGCAAGGGTGACTGGATGAAGCTGGATTACAACGCGAAGCTCAATCTCGATGCCGCTTGGCTGCTCT